TTGCCATCTTCAGACGTACCTTTAATGATACACCACTTATTTTTCAAAGCGTTCTTATTTCCTTTCTTGGCACTCATTTATTTCCACCCCCATATATTTGAAAGTTTCTTTCTTGTTCATATTGCATTGCATACATCCTAGACAAACGATCAAGAGTTTCTCTACCACTTGAAGACATACGATCATACTCCCAAAACAAATCAGATATGTCTTCAATAGTATACTTAACTAATTCTTTAAAGTTTTTATTTTCTTCAAGAATTTTATCTATATATATTTTACTATATGTTGATCTGTCTTTACTAGCCATTATGCACTCTCCTTTTTCTTATCTATATACAGACGAATACATTTAGATTTACTCAATGGCTGACCATCATCATACGTTTTCCAACTTTCTCCTCTCTCTAATTTAGACTTATCTAAATATTGACCACGCACACGCATATTATATGTGTCCTTATTTAAATAAAACCTCATTGTCTTTACAAGCGATTGTCCATTATCATCATTAGGAATATTAGAGAATACATATCTATGCCCTTTATTTTTTAAATGAGGATTAAAGTATGAATCACACATACTTTTATTAAGTTTCATTACTCTTTTAAGTTCTCTTCTTAATCTAGATACTTCTTCCTCTAATTTAAGAACCATCCTAGAGTTAGCATTTACTTTTATATCTTTGGCAGGATTAAATGCATCATCCCATATTGCTTGAGTTAATGCTAATTGTTCTAATCTGTCGCAAAGTTTTTTAAATGCATACCATACGTGTTGATGGTGCATATCGTTGATGTTTACTAATTCTTTTTTAGTATTACTATAATATTGGGTCATTACCGTTTCCTTTCTCTATGGGTTGAACCTCTGAACTATGATAATAATCATACGAAACCATCTGTCAACAAAAAAAATAAAAAAAATTATTTGACAATACTTTTTGTTATATTTTAACAGTAAAACTATGAGTTATACTTGGGTGAAAACTTTTATTGAAGATCTGACTTTGCAACCTAACGGAAGATTGCGTATGGATTGTCCATCATGTCAGAAGAAGAACACATTAAGCGTGTCTGATGATGGGTATAGAAGAATGTATAATTGTTTCTCTGCTAACTGTGATGTTAAAGGGGTAACAAACAATCGCCTAACGACAACAAACTCTCGTGTAGTGTTTGAAAAGAAGTCTGAGCCAAGTGTAAAACATAAAGTCTCTGATTTTCAACTACCCTCAACCTTTGTACCATTGTCACGTAGTCAGAAAGCGATTGACTATGTACGTTCAGTCAATTCGTATCAAGCGTACTTAGATAATCGTGTGGATATTATGTATGATATTCGTTTTGATCGTGTCTCCTTTCTTGTCAAGAACAAAGGTAGGGTAGTTGATGCAGTAGGTAGAACTTTAACTAACAGTAAACCAAAATGGTATAAATACGGAAAGACTAATTATGGATTTCATATTATTAATAGGAATAGCAGTATCTTTGTTGTTGAAGATGCTCCTAGTGCTAGTAGTATATGTAGCTTTACTTCGGTATTAGCTTTACTTGGTACTAGCCTTCTTGACAACCACATAAATATAATTAAAAAATATAAAAATGTAATCATTGCATTGGACAATGATGCAACAAACAAAGCAGTAGAGATGTCACGTAAGATTTCACAATATGTGAATTGTAGCGTGGCATTTCTTACTAACGATTTAAAAAACCTAGAGGATAAAGACCGTGAACGATTCGTTAGAAAGTATATCAATTGATCATAAAGTTTTAGGCTTTTGTCTAAAGCATGACTTTTTTAACAAAGTAAAAAATATTCTTGAAGAAGATATGTTTTCAGGACAGACAAAAGAACTGTTCAAGACAATCTCATTTGCTCAAACAAACTACGAAAAAGATTTAACAAAAGATGAACTGTTTGCGTTGCACGTAGACAGACATCCTGCAATGCCAGCAACTACAAAAAAAGATGTAATGTCGATAGTACACGCTTTACCACCTGATGCAAACAACCATGACTTACAGATGGATGTTGTTAAAAACTTTTGGATGCGTGATCGTGCAAGACTGATTGGTGAGAAAGCTATTAGTATTTTTACAGGACAGGATGTAGATTTTGGTGAGTTGCAACGTATCATGGATACAGTTGAAGATGGTCGTATGGAGAATAAGACCACGTATACAGAGTGTGATCTTGATCTTGAAGAGTTGCTTGATGATGTAGCAGGAGAACCTGACTTTCCTTTTGATTGGAACATAATTGGTGACGTGCTGCAAGGTATGTGGAGAGGTAACTTAGGCATAATATTTGCCAGACCAGAGGTAGGTAAGACAACATTCTGTGCTTACCTATGTTCTAAGTATGTCAAACAAAAGAAAACAATTATATATTGGGCTAACGAAGAACCTGCAAAGCTTGTTAAGTTACGTATGATACAAAGTTATTTTGCTATAACTAAAGAAGAAATGAATAGTAACAGACGTAAGTACATAGCGTTGTATCGTGAACACATAAAACCATACTTACGTATTATGGATGCAGTAGGAACTTCGATTGAAGAGATAAATGACTTTGCACAACTAAACAAACCTGACATAATGTTTTGTGATCAGTTAGATAAGTTTAAAGTACGTGGGGAGTTTGGTCGTGGGGATGAACGATTGAAAGAGATATATGTATTGGCTAGAGAAGTTGCAAAGCGTAATAATCTTTTGATGTGGGCAATCTCACAAGCAAGCTATGATGCACATGATCGTGCATTTATTGACTATGCCATGTTAGACAACAGTAAAACAGGTAAAGCAGGAGAAGCTGATGTCATCATAGGATTAGGTAAAACAGGATCAAGTGAAGTTGAAAACAATGTTAGACACATTTGTATTTCAAAAAATAAAATTAACGGATGGCATGGTATGTTGAATTGTAACATCGATGTCGAACATGGAGTATATTATTAATGTTTATAACAGAAGCAATATTATGTCTTGCACTTAACGTGTATCACGAAGCAAAGAATCAACCGTTCATAGGACAAGTGGCAGTTGCACAAGTAGTAATGAACAGAGTGTATGATGAAAGGTATCCTAACACTGTATGTGAGGTTGTAGAACAAGGACCAACATACTCATGGAAACCTGACTTTCCTATAAGAAATCGTTGTCAATTTAGTTGGTACTGTGATGGTTTGTCAGATACACCTACAGAAAAAGATGCGTGGGATAATGCGATCATGGTGGCAAATGGTGTGTATCATAGTGACTTTGAAGATTTTGTAGAGGGGGCGACACACTATCATGCGTATTATGTTGCACCTGAGTGGGCAAGTGCTAAAACATATATAGTAAGAATAGAGGATCACATATTTTACAGATGGGATATTGAGCAATGATTTATATGACACTAGACGTAGAAACAACACACAAGGAGAAAATAAATGGTGGACACACTCCCTTACCTTACTTCGGTAATAAACTCGTTAGCGTTGGCTATAAGTATATGGATAGCTTTACCTCTTACCTATTCTTTAATCATTCTACTCGGAAGCCTGACTTCAAGGGTGATGAGATATTACAGGATGCATTAAACAATGTAGATGTTCTTATAGGACATAACATTAAGTTTGACATAACTTGGTTGCGTGACTGTGGGTTTGTGTACAATAATCATCTGTATGATACGATGGTTGCTGAATACATTCTTGCCAGCAGTAGACGTTGGAGTTTAGGTCTTGAGTCTGTAGCTGAACGTTACGGAGCGTTAAAAAAGAAAAGTCTTGTTGACGGATTTTTAAAAGATGGTAAAACATTTTATGATATACCTTACGACATCATTGAAGAGTATGGTCGATCAGATGTCGAAGCAACTGAACAGGTTGCATTGAAACAATTAGAAGCCTTTGGCACAACATTTGAGGAGTTATTTGCTGATGAAGAAACTATTGCCAACTCTGCGTTTGTCTCTTGATATGACAAATGTTCTTGCTAAGATAGAACATGCAGGAATAAAAATAAATTTAAATACTTTGGATGAGATACGCAACGAGTATGAACACGAGTTGACTACGATTGACAAGCGTTTGAAACAAATAACAAATGATGTTATGGGTGACACACCAATTAATCTTAACAGTGCAGATGATAGATCTATGTTGTTCTATTCTCGTAAGGTACACAATAAAGATACATGGGTTAGGATATTTAACATAGGACATGAGATGCGTGGTGCAACTCGTAAGGTCAAGATGCGTAGTAGAATGTCCAAGACTGCATTTGCAAAGAACATACGAAACAATACTGAAGTTGTTAGAAAGACAACAGGCTATCAGTGTAGTACGTGTGAGGGTGTTGGTCGAGTTAGATTTCGATTGAAGAACGGAGAGTTGGGTAAAGCAAATAGATTGTGTAAGCCATGCAATGCAACAGGTATGGTGTACGTTAAGAGTAAGGAAGTTGCAGGGTTGCGTATCCTGCCAAGAAATACAAAGGATGTTGCACAAGCAGGATTTAAAACAGACAAGACAACTCTTGAAGATATGTTACCATCGTTGAGTGGTGCTGCAAAAGAATTTGTAGAACTGTACGTTAGATATTCTGCCTTGCGTACATACCTTAGTACATTTGTAGAAGGAATGGAAAATAATGTTGACGAGAATAATTTTATACATCCAGAGTTTATGCAGTGCATTACTGCTACAGGTCGTTTATCGTCAAGAAATCCGAACTTTCAGAACATGCCACGTGGATCTACGTTTCGTATACGTAAGGTTGTGGAGAGTAGGTTTGAAGGTGGTTCGATCATTGAGGGAGACTACTCACAGTTGGAGTTTAGAGTTGCAGGGTTTTTGGCAAATGATTCGCAGATATATAAAGATGTAGAAGATGGTGTGGATGTACATGCATACACTGCATCTGTGATTGGTTGCGACAGACAGACTGCCAAAGCTGATACATTCAAACCATTGTACGGTGGTGTAACAGGCACACCAAACCAACAGAAATATTACCGGGCATTTAAAGAAAAGTATGCAGAGGTAACAGAGTGGCATGATAAGTTACAACGAGAAGCAGTAGAGACAAAACAGATAATGTTGCCCTCTGGCCGCAGATATTGTTTTCCAGATACTTCATGGACAAAGTGGGGTACTGCAACTAACAGGACTGCCATATGTAATTATCCTGTACAAGGGTTTGCAACTGCAGATATATTGCCTTGTTGTTTGGTTGAATTAGATAGAAGATTGCAACCATACAAGTCTCTTATTTGTAACACTGTACATGACTCAATTGTGGTTGATTGTCATCCTGATGAAGAGATACATGTTTTAGAAATTTTAAAAGTTTCTATGCTTGGTGTTGCGGCAGATTTAGAAAAAAGATATAAAATCAAATACTTAATGCCTGTAGAAATAGAAATAAAAAAAGGTAACAATTGGCTTGACACGCAAGTTGTTTATCCTGTAGAATAAATTTATCGCTAACTTTAAATAAGGAGAAGTTAAAATTACTAACTTAGCAGTTGTAGATGACCAACTAGATAAAATGGTCGAAGCGTTAGAGAGTGATGATGATCAAGCACTACTAGCGTTAACAGGTCAAGAAGCTAAACCATCTGAGAATGAGTTGGCTAAATTGGCTATTAATTACGAGACAGAAACTGATGAAGGACACACACTTCGTAAGGGTGAGTGGAGAGTGTGGCACGACAATCGGTTTCTATATGCACCAGAGGTAAAGATTCGCATTTTTATTCGGTCTTTCATGTGGAGTCTTTTTGATGCAGATGAGGGTAAACCTGTCTGTAACTCGGTGCAGAAGTCAACACTCGAAGGTGACTTTATAGATACTTTGGGTGGTGACAGATGTGGTCGATTGAAGAAGGAAGAAATCGAGAAGTTATCCGATGACGATCCTAGATTGGTTACATCAAAAGCCGTACAATGCAACCAAGTGGTTTATGGTGTGTTGTCTGGTAAGATGAAAGAAGCTGACGGTACAGAGGTACAACTCGATAATTTACCTATCGTTAGTTATTTCAAAAAGTCTGGGTATATGCCCATGAACAACTTCATTAGAGGTTTACACGATAGAAAAAAGATTGTGCCTAGAGTTGAGGTAAATCTTAAAACTTCTAAAGCGAAGAAAGGATCAGTTACATTTTTTGTGCCTGTTCCAACTGAAGGAAAGTCTTTGACTGCTCTGTCCGATGAGGACAAAAAATTAATTAGGATGTTCAAAGACACCATCGATGCTGCTAATGCTAATGTATTAAAGAAGTATAACGAAGCTCTTAGAGGTTCTGTGTCTGAAGAAGATTCAGATCTCTCTAAAGACTTCGATGCTATTACTACTTAGTATACAGGAGTTTCTAGACAAAGCTGGTCAGGGAGAAGTTAAACTCCCTGATCATCTTATCGAAGAGTTTAAAGAATCCTGCGAACTCGCAATCCGAAAACAATTTAATAGAACTGAGGATGCTAAACTAAGGATGTCTGGCATAGGTAGACCTATATGCCAACAGATTCTTATGTTACAAAAGTATCCTAAAGAAAGTTCGTACAATGATATAATGCGTTTCCTGTTTGGTGATTTGATTGAAGCAGTTGCTATGCTTGTAATTAAGGCCGCAGGAATAAAAGTTGTAGATGAACAAAAGCCAAGTCATATTGTTTTAGATAAAGAAAACATCAAAGGAACACTAGATGTTATTATCGAAGAAGACGGTGTACAGAAGGTGTGGGATATAAAATCTGCATCACCATACTCGTTTGATTACAAATTTAAAAAAGGATACGACAAGATAAAAGAAGAAGATACGTTTGGTTACATAACACAAGGACATCTGTACGCTGAATCAAACAACATGCCATTTGGTGGTTGGATTGTAATAAACAAATCAACAGGAGAGTGGGCAGTTGTAGATGCACCAGATGATCTTGATGAACGTAAAAGAGTTATTAAAGAAGCTAACAAGATTGTAAAGACAGTCAAGAAAGCTGACTTTAAAAAAGTAAAACTAAAAGATGATTGGGAAACATACAGGCAAGACGGTGAGATACTACGGACAAAGAACAGGCTGATGCCAAAGATATGTTCGTTCTGTGAATACAAAAAACATTGTTGGGAAAACGCACAGTATAAAACAAAGATCACATCAAAAGCAAAGATACCACCTCAAGTGTGGTACACACGATATGTTCAAAGGAAAATATAATGCCCCTTATATATACAGATGATTATGATCTTGAGTTTATAACTATAAATCCACACATAGCTTTTCTATATGTAGAGTCACATAGAGTATTGGGTGGTGGTCGCATGACTGCCGTGTTAAGAGGACACTTAAAAGGTATACCTATAACTTTACGAGAGAACTATACAGATGATGGTTACTTACGAGAAGAAACAAAAGCAAGAGATAAACAATTGTTGATAAAACAATTTAAAGATATTCACGATAAACTATGGAATCAAACTGTTATATGTCTACCAATTTCGCCTTTCCAAAGAGAACTAGAGAGCTTAGAAAAATACTCCCCAGAAGTGGCAAAAGTCCTGTCAAGAAGAATGGAGTACATAAGGGAGACATTTTCGTAATGCCTGTATACAGATCACAATTTGAAAAGATTGTTGCCGTAAAGATGGCACAAGATGGTGGTGTATTTAAATATGAAACAATAAGGTTGCCTTACGTTCCAAAGGTTAGACATTACACACCAGACTTTTACATACCAGAGACAGATATATACATTGAAGCAAAAGGTAGGTTAACACGAGAAGATAGAACAAAGATGTTACTTATAAAACAACAACACCCGGAATGTGATATTCGATTTGTTTTTGCAAACGCAAAGAATAAACTTTACAAGAATAGTAAGACAACTTATTCTGATTGGTGTAACAAACATGGATTTGATTGGGCTGAAAAAACTGTGCCTAGAGAGTGGTTAAAAAATGAGTAAAGAAAAAGAAATAGAAAAACTTACCCTGTTACCTGACAGGTATTATATAATACTGACTAAGGTTGATGAAGAAACTTTTACACTGACTGCATATGATACAACAGGATCATACAAAGAGGGTGAGATGCCTTGTTCTGCTGCAATAGCACAAGAAGGATTGTTAGAACTCATGGACATAGATCTATCAAGTGTATTAAAGATGGGTGCATTACGAATAAAGAACAGAGATTTTATACCACAAGAAGATAATGTAATTAAAGTAGACTTTGGAGCAAAACAATGAAAAAAGATATGGTCAATCAACCACCACACTATAACCAAGATAAAGTAGAATGTATTGATGCTATTGA